TAGTACTGAAGTTAAGTACTCCCCATGGATAAGGCCACCCTGTGGCCTTATGACATTGGAGTGACTTTAGCTTCTCGTTCTAGCCATCAGAGCCAATTACTTAAATTAAGTACTTGGCGGTACATTATAGTGCTGTTATACTTTTATTCTGTCCTATTGATGGAGCTCCTACACGCCAGGGCACAGAAGGCGCAGTAACAATCTTATTCCCCTCTGTAAAAATAACACTCACCGGTGATGGAGAGGCAGGTGTATCTAAGACAACAACCTTCTCTTCCTCTTCGGGATAGATATCAACAGCTTTAATATTATTACAGATTTCAGGTACTGATACATCATCTTTAATATTTTTCATTTTCACACCAAAAAGCTCAATAATCTCGGGAGGAATTGACGGCGATGTTTCATTAAAACGATCAATTTGTGAACGAATTTCCTTTAAAAAATGTTTCGCCGGTACGCGCTGATCGCGGGGGAGCGCCAATTCAATTGAAATCCACCGATGCAATTTCGAATAATTCACGGCCGAAATTCTGTGACCCTCTGCACGCTTCGCCCATCCAAAATAACTTGAAACTGTATTCATAATTCCTACACTGATGCTAATTACTCCAATTCCAATTGAAGCAGCCGGCCCACCTCCAAAAAGTGTCTGAGATCCAATTGAAGCCGTTCCAGCCAGAGTACTGAGTACAATTACTGGAATTGTAATGCATGTACTAAATTTTGAAAACCGTTTTTCAGCCTGATCGTGAAGCCAAAAAAGAACAAGTGCCTTCTCAGCCTCTGAAGAAATTAAATGTTCCAGATGAGAATTATACGTTAAATCTTTCAAAGGCTGTGTTGACCCCGCACCATCCTGTTTATTTTGATCTCCATCCACACTCATAGCTATAATGGCATTATAAAAAATACCGGGTGTAATTAGGTAGGGATGTCAGGGTCCGTGAAATACATAGATCCTGATGATACAACAAAAGGAACAATAACATATAAAATAAAGGGTGCAGATCCAGTAGGTGTTTTCAGTTCAGCGTATTATTTTCGCGAAACTGATTGCCTAACATGCACTGACTATAAAGGACAGGATTCTCCATGGGTTAAAACAGATGTTTACAAAACAGGACTTTTACAATATCTACGGATCACGGAACAACCTGAATTTACCGGTTGGAATCTTGTTATATATATCGATCAACACAGTATTGAAAATCCGGTTTTCAAGAACTCAACACAAAATAATCAGCGAATTGAAAAACATAATAAAGAGTGGGCCGAAATTGAGGCACACCCTAATGTTATTTTTGCAATTATAAATTGGCCCGAATATTCTGTCGGATCAAAAAGGGATGGTAAAACAATTGATAATGCTGTAATTCGTGCACTCAGAATGAAAGCGTTTCATGATTTTCCTAAAATTCCTGTATTTGTACGCGATGCCGATACACTTTTTGAAAATCTTGTTAAAAATCCTAGAATTTTAAACGGCGATCCTCCACTTTTTAAAAAAATGGCAATTTGGGAACATACGCTCCTCCAGGCCATAACAAAAATTTTCACAGATCCGAAAAGTTCGTACAGGATTCTAATTGCATCCCAGCCGAATTATCAACGCCAATGGCACGTTCATCCTGACACGGGCGTTAAAACAACAGGATGCTACGCCGCTGTAACATCCTCAATTGGCAATATACCTGAGTGGGAAGATGGGACACTATGGCGCAAATGTTTAGCATACATTCGTAAACATAGCATTGTAGTCGAGGAAGGAAATGAACGGAAACCCAATAATATCAATAAACCTGGCTATATAGGAAAAGACGAACAACTTTTATCGTATGTCGTAATTCCCACAATATTTGATAAAGTGTACTTCTATTATTTAGAATACATACAAGTTGAGGGAGGCCCCGTTCTACAATCAAATGACACTCCCTTCGTACAAGACATAAATAAAGCAATGCCTGATATGAAATATTATCCATCACCGTACATGGTGTCTCGTGGTGAAACACTTCCAAACACTCAAGGAAAAAGAAAAGATGCGAACGAAATAACTGAAACAACAATATTAAATCCTGATATAATCGCTTTATCACTCGACCCCGTCCTCAATAATCTTATGCATATCATTTTTTCATATTTTTTAAAGGCGATAGCGAGTACAACTACCATATCTAGAGCCAACAGTATGACAGGGGGTGGTCGTCACAAGCGAAAAAGATCAAAGAAGAGACGAAATACAAAGATTCGAACTCAGAGGCGCAAATAGAGACTATCATTTGATGCTAAACCAACTTTAACAAGCTGTTCTGCATTAATAAGGCGATTCAGCATATCCGTATCATTTTGGAGGACTGCCAGCGATCTCCACTCCTCTAGAACATTTACAAGTTTTGATAGGACACGTAGAAAGTTCCCTTCGAATATACCATACACGCTGATAATTTCAGAAAGTTCGGTACCCTGAAGCCATTTCCAGATTGGTTCCACCCACTCTAGATTGATATCCCAGAATTGCCCTCTTCCTACTGGGACTTGAACTCTATGTTTATCTTCAATAGATCTCGAATTATTTGCAATTCTTATAATTTCTTTAATAGCATTGCTTACTCTTCCAGGAACATCTATCGAATCAATATGCGGGGGTGTAGATCCCTCGCCTAGAAAGACAGCCAATACAGTGAGAATATCCTCTGGGGTCGTCAAATCCTTTAGAGTATTGCCAGATACATAGAACAATGGTTCAAGGATAGGATGGCCCTCATTAATCTCTGAAGCCATCACACCGAGTGAGGTCAAATCATTATCACCCATGAATCCAAGCACTTTTAGAACTTGGATTGTCGGTTCAACATCACGATCAGGCGCCTCTAACGCCTCCAAATCTCGCTCTAATGCTCGAAGTTCCATTTGAAGTTTCTTATAGCGAGGCCAGAATTCTTTTTCAACGCTATACCAACGTTGGCCGATTTTCTTCTGTTTCCAAGTTTCTAGTTGGCGCTGTGCCTGTTTTCTTGAAGCGTTTGTAGTCTCCTTGATTTGCTGTGTAATCCGATCATACTCTGACATTTCCTGAACTTCCTCATCTATTAGACCGATCGTACAGAACTGTTTAGATACGTCGTCAATCTCTTTTTTACACGCTCTAACAGTTCGCTCATGACACTTGAACCAGTACGAATCTCGCATTAGATCCTTCCATCGCAGATTTCCAGTTTGAAGTGTTTTCAAAAGGAAATCGTAATAGAATGACATACGCGACTGAAATGTCGACTTTTTCCCTGTCATCATTCGCCGAAGATCCTCTAGATCTTCTGGATCACGATCTGGCAAGTAAATGACTGTTCCGCTCGTATCTTTTCCGCGACGCCCTGCACGTCCAGCCATTTGAATGTATTCATCCGTATTCAAAAGACGCATTCCTTCAACAGCATCATCATACTTTCTAAATCCTGTAAATACAACAGTCTTTGTCGGCATATTAATACCAACTGCAAACGTCTCTGTTGCAAACAGAACTTTTACTAGTCCCTTGCCAAAGAGAATCTCTACAATCTCTTTTAGAACAGGAAGAAGGCCACTATGATGAAAGGCAATCCCCTTTTCTAGAAGAGCGCGCAAGGTATGATACTGTGGGAGTCGCTGTAGTTCCTCGCCATATCTATGAAGATGAAAATCAAGAATATGCCTTACAGATGCTGTATCAGAAGAACTAATAAGAGTGTGTTCCACGAGATTTGCATATCGTTCACAATCTTTACGACTAAATACAAAGAAGAGTGCTGGTAAGAGTCCCTTCTCATCTAGTTGACCTATAAGAGCATTCATCTGGTGTGGAAATGACTTAACAGAACTCTTGCGCTGTACTGGTCCGCCATCATAACCACCCTGTCGACGGGCAGATACTTCAGCCTTATGCTGATCTGCATTGCGCTCTTGGGTTTTTAGCCACATTAACCAGGCCTTGTAGTTTCCTGCTTCAAACCGTTCTTTTGCATCCATAATTGTAAGAAATTCCTTATCCTTATAAATACCGTGGGTTAGTGGGACAATGCGATATTCGGTTGAAATTAGATGACATGGTACCTGTTTTAGATCACCAATCCAGCTCGCAAATTCTGAAGGAGAATCTATAGTTGCAGAAAGCATAACAAGATTAACACTAGGTGGCAAGAGAATTATCGTTTCCTCCCACACAGAACCGCGATATCTATCATTGATATAGTGACATTCATCGAATACAACTGCACCTAGGCGATCAAGTGATAGACTTGCAGTAATACCAATCGATTCTGTTTTAGTTCCGCGCTTATAAAGCAGATTTCGAAGAATTTCAGTTGTCATTATAACAATATCAGCATCTGGTTTGAATTTGATATCACCTGTCATAATACCTACACGATCTGGAAACATCTGTTTCAAATCATAAAATTTCTGATTTGAAAGAGATTTAATAGGAGTTGTATAAAAGGTGCGCTTTCCCTCTTTTAGAGAGTGCGCGATTTGATATTCACCAACCAGAGTTTTTCCTGAACCAGTTTTTGCAGTAACTAGGACATTTTCATGATTTGAAATTGCCTTAATAGCATGTTGCTGAAAAGGATCAAGAGGAAACTTATAGTCATATGCGAGTTCTGTTGGCATGTTATAACATTGTTCTGATGGATCTATAATTCTAAGATATGACATTTTAGTTTTAAATATGCAAAATAAAGTTAGTCAATTTTATCGTAACGTCTGCTGTTAGACGTTACTCATTGTACTGCGGAGGGCTAGCACCCTCAAGGCTTCTAACAACATTATTTTTATTTCTAAAGTTTGCAGTAGCACCTGATGCAGGACCTCTAGAATTATATGCCTTACGAGACTGTAAATATGCATTTCTAGAATTTATAGAACGTTTTAGAGATGGTTTATATTTAGAGGTTGTAGATCTCACTCTAGAGGTATTGGCAAGTGTTTCAATCTCACTACCTGTGTAATTTCTTGCAATTTTGCGTGTCTCTCTTCCAAATCTCCGTATAAGAGGACGCTTATCCGGATACTCAACAATAAGCGATTTCTCTGCCATTTTCAAAATACTTTCAATATCATTTAAGGTTGATGGATTAACCCTACGCGTCTTTCTTCCTAACTTTACCTCAATTGCATTTCTACGCGCATCGGCAACATTTTTTATAAGCATATCCTGCTCGTCTTCTGTCATTTGTATCGCTTGACGGGCAACTGTTACAGGAATACCCTTTGGTCTAGTTGCAGGTGGAAGATTTTTAAACATATCAATGTAAATGGGATTTACTCTTTCTCTGAATGCCTTTACAGATTCATCACTGCCCCGTTGCTTTGCAGTTCTTTTTGGGAGTGCAAAAGAGGGGGCGGTAGGAGGTTGATTTTCCATAGGGAGTCTTTCAGCTGGTTCTGGAACATATGACTGCGTAGGAGTAGGCTGGCTTGGTGTTGCAGATTCTGGAGGGGTAGGCTGTCTCGGTGTTGCAGATTCTGGAGGGGTAGGCTGACTTGGTGTTGCAGACTCGGGTGATTGCTCGGCGGACTGTGAAGCCGACTCCGAAGGCGCTGAATTTGCCAAAGGCGCTGAATTTGCCAGAGGCTCTGAATTTGCCAAAGGCCCTGAATTCGCCAAAGGCCCTGAATTTGCCAAAGAAGCTGATTGCGGACTTGATTCTGCAAGAGATCCAGATGGTTCAGCGGATACATTCGCGGAATTTGTAATTGATGCTGATTCTGCAGGTACAGAATTACTATCTAATGAGCCCATCGCCCTTGGCACTGGCGGGCTAACAGATGCATCTGCTCCTAAAGGTGATCCGGATGCAGATTCAAACACTGCTGGACTACTATTATTTACATTCTGCGAAGCAGACATCTCTATTATTACTTAATAAAAAGCTCTCCTATCATTCATCTCTTCTTTTTTTGGCGGGGGCGCCACAGGAGGGGCAGGTTTCTTAGAAACTATTGAAAGTATGTACGGTATTGCATATAATACAACTCCTAAAATTACAATTTTAGAAATAAGTTCAATATCATTTATTATCATTGCAACTAGAGCTGTAAGAATTAAGACTGCCGAATGCCCCCCAATTGCAGAAACGCTGTTTTCTTTTGAATACTGCTTTAGAACATCTATCATATCATTTTTTCCACTTGGTAAAAGGTTAATTACGCCAAAGTAAAAGGCTGTATCATGCAGAATTTGTATTGCAAGAATTCCACAAATAAACACAAATGGGGACCACGATTTATCAAAATTAGCATAAAGTGTTGTATAAAAATATCGCGCCACTTGGAAAATTAAAGTAATCAACATTGTATTTGATACAACCCCTTCAAGCCCAAATAGATCGAAATATGTGTTTAGACTAAATCCACCTAGATTTCCAATCCGGGTACCTAATAATGAAAGTGATAGAGTAAATAAAGCAGAAATTATAATTGTATAAATATCATCGATGTTACGGTAATCACCAATATTTGATAAATGTATTGATGATCCCCCACCTTCCATATCTAACGTGTTGTGCCAAAATAAGTACCTTTAAAAGGGGTACTTATTTTTGGCCTACAACACTTTAACGTAGATAAAGAGTAAGAGGGTCTGTCATAAAGCCCAAGGTCCCTTTTGTAAGAACATTGTAAATAAACGAGCCGTCTTCTCCCGTTTTTAAATCCTCTTTAAAAGGATAACGTTTCCAGAAAGAACTCTTTACTGTACTATGTCCGTTATGAACGAGCGCATTATTTGCATTTTTCTTAATAAAATTCGGATCAACAGCGACTGTATTAAATTGAATACCCTCTTGATTATTTTCAAGAGTTGGATTTAGTTTGTTAAAATAAATAGTACCTTTCACAGGCCCATTCGGAGTAACAATATTAGGGTCCGCCTTTGACCCAGTTTGAAATCCATGGACGAGACCTGTCATATTAGGGTTTTTAGCAAATCCGCGCCGAATCACTTTAAAACGTTTAGGATGCATTACATCATCAACATCAAAAAAGGATAAATGTGATGCTCCCCGCTTTACAGCTTCAGTCGCTGCGCGATTACGATTTGCTCCTGGTAATAAAGACTCTGTCGTGAATGTTAAATGTACGGGAACATTATATTCAGCCTTCTTTTGATTAATGACTGTCTCTTTTTCGGGAGTTGAATTTGACACAGACATTGTTATGATATCAGGTTTTTCTTCTTGCTCTTTTATTGATTTAAAACAGCGATCAATGCAATTCAAATCTTCAGAGTGACATGGGATACACATTGCAAATTTTTTCGCAGATTTTTTCATTGTTTTTGTCATTCTTCCTATAATCCAGTTTGAAATTTAGCAAAATCACCTCTCATGTATAAACTCAAAGTATCACCAGTGTATGCCAATACCTTATTTTTCTTTAGAATACTACATGAAAAATGATTATCTTCACCCATTCCAATTGTCTCCAAATACGGATTCTCTTGCCAGAAATCGGCTAAAACAGAAATGTGTCCGTTTTGAGCCATTCCATAGCCTCTTCTAGGTTTTGAATAACAATATTGAAATTTAATAATGTCAAATCCGTACTCACCTGGTTCAAATGCACTTGGCATATAATCAAATGTAATAGGTTCCCATGGTATTTCAATAAGACCCCTATAAACATCATTATTATGTTTTGGACCCACTACAAAACAGTGCAAAAATCCAGTAATTTCAGGATGTTCTGTAAATGCTTTAACAATGCATTCGATACGTCTTGGATGCATTATATCATCTGCATCAATAAATGATAAATGTGTAGCACCCTGTTTTACAGCCTCCGCTGCAGCCCTGTTTCTATTCGCACCAGGATAAAGTTGTTTATCTGTATAGAGAATTGTCGTTGGAATATTTGTAGAGATAGGATTTCCAATGTAACTGGAAACGGAAATTACAATTAAATCTGGTTTACATGTTTGATTTTCAATATATTTTAAACATGAATCTAATAAAACGATATGTCCCTGAGCGCAGGGAATGCATACAGCTAATTTCATATCTAAATAGTAATAGATTATATTTATTACATGAATGAGCCATGGAAATGTTACTTTCTAGCTACATCTGACGGGCGGACCCCAAAAACATACATTGGAATTACCCCAGATCTTGATAGGCGTTTACGACAGCATAATGGACTCCAATCAGGAGGAGCAAAGGCGACTTCTGGGAGGACATGGGAGCGTATATGTCATGTAAAAGGATTTCCGGATCATACTGCTGCACTCCAATTTGAATGGCGCTGGAAGCAAATTTCACGACGATTAATTGGAAAATACGGACCTATTGAAAGACGCCTTCATGCTTTACAGGAATTATTAAGTCTTGATAGGCCAACTACGGTTGCAGTTGATTACAGTTCATATGAAACACCTATAGAAGTTGTGATGGAAACTGCGCGTGATTTACCTATGTTATAAATTTGTGTTTTATATTAGCATATAAATGTCATGTAAAAAATGCTTAATTGATCCAAACTTCCACAGTTTTGTAAATTTTGGTACAATTGGTACAACACGTCTTTTTTACACAGCTCCTGCGCGCTCATTAGACTATAATAAAGATGGCACAAAACTCGAGAATTTTAAAAGACATTTACTTGATACAAAAGGAGAGCCTTGGATATGGGTTATGGATTGTAATGGAATGACTGTAAAAGACTACACGGATATTAATTTTACCATGGAATTCTTAAAAACACTTTCGGCAAATTATGCAAACACATTAAAATCAGTCTTAATTATTAAGCCAAATGTTTGGATTAAGACATCTATAAATACCTGTAAAAATATGTTTAAAACGAGCATATTTGATAAAATACAATATTGTGAGGGGAGTCCTATTGAACTATTTTTATTTTATGAAAAGTTGGGTATTTCTGCTGGAGCTTTAAAGTGGCTTGTAAGCATTGATGTTGGAAAACCATTACCGACCCTTTAAGCTTTTTTAAAAAAGCTTAATTAGATGGGGGATAAACTCGATCCTGATATAAAAAGTAAAATAAAAGATATTATAAATTTAATTACTAGTAAATCCGACAAGGAAAAAAAACTTATAAAAACCTTTATTGAAAAAGAGCTTGTAAAGGTTATTTTAAAGGAATCAGGTACACAAATAAATGCATCAAAACATATAGAAACAGCGCTAAGATATAGTATTCATGAAATTATTGATGTAATAACTAATGCTATTATTAGTGGAGAGGTGAACTCAAAAAGACTAGCTGTTAAAGCATTATTAAAGATTTCTGCAGTACTAGCAAAAGCTATTTGTGAGGTGGGTGGTAAATGTGTGAGTAAGATGACAACTCCTGTTAATAATGGTAAAAATGCTATAGGGGTTATACCAGAAACTATGTCTACAAATAATAATTTTTCACGCTCCAGCGCTACACGTAGCTCTAGTAGGCGCCAGAGGGGTGGGACTCGTAAGAAGGTCTAAACCAAATTTCCTAAAATATTATAGAGAATGGCCGATATTAAGAGCAAAATTATAGATGCTCTTACCACTCTACAAAGTAGAGACACGGCTGAAAAAAAAGTTTTCCAGGCTCGCGCTTATGAAAAAGCAATCAATGAATTAAAGAAGTTAACTACTCCTATAACAAAAATAAATGATACAAAAGGAATTCCTGGAATTGGTGATGGAATACGCAAAAAAATTGTCGAAATTCTTGAAACAGGGGGTCTGAAGGCAGCGGAAATTGCAAAAGAAGAATATTCATTAAACGCCGTCCAAGTTCTCACGGGAGTCTATGGCATCGGTCAAGTAAAAGCAAAAGATTTAATTGAATCGGGTATTAAAAATATTTCTCAACTTCGAGAGGCTTCTGAGAAGGATCCTAAACTTCTCAATAAAAATCAAAAAATTGGTCTGAAATATTATGACGACATTTTAAAACGTATTCCGCGTGCTGAAATGGAAAAACATGAGGAACTTCTTCTTGCTACACTAAATGAGGGTCAAGAGGGTTCTGTTGTTGGTTCGTTTCGGCGTGGGGCAGAGTCATCTGGTGATATTGACTTTCTAATACGTATGAAACCTGGAATCGATCAAAATGCCTTATTTGCTAAATACATTAATGATCTCAAGGAATCTGGATACATGATCGAAGTCCTTTCACAAGGTAATCAAAAATGCCTTGCAGTTGTACGACTTGGCGAAGGCGAAGGCGAAGGCGAAGGCGTGGCACGGCGTCTTGATCTTCTTGTAATACCTGGCGAGCAGTTTCCATATGCACTCCTCTATTTTACAGGATCTGGTGACTTTAATGTAGCCTTTAGGAAACACGCTTTAAAACTAGGATATACTCTTAACGAACATGAGATGAAGCCTACAGGTAAGGTGGCTGATTCAAAACCTGTACCTGTGATGGAAACCGAGGCAGATATCTTTGCCTTTCTTGGTTTGAAATACAAGGAGCCGAGTGAACGTATAGGAGCGATTTCACTTGAGGAAGTTAAGCGTAATAATACATCCCAAAAAAAGAAATTTAAAGTTGTTAAAAATGCCGCCAAGGTCTAAAGTATTTAGTAATACAATAGACTAAATGCTTCAACTCCATGATCCACACAAAATTTCAGAGCCTGTTCTAGTACTCTCTGGGCTGTCATATCTTATTCCAGCCTATAGAGCATATCATGGGGGTAATATGGAAATGCTAGTTGCATGTGGATTTCTAACTTTTACAACAGTGGGATTTCATTACAGTCGTAATGATTATTTTTTTGCCATTGATTTAGTTGCAATTATTAATTTTCTTGTAGCAGATTACAAGGCTGCGCTAGTTTCAGGAAGATATGCAGAAGCCATATTTTTTCTTTCAACTATTTATAGTTTAACATCGTATTTTCTGGGAAGACACTATGAAATAATGTCATTTGATCCTGACTGGAATACGCAGATGTTTTGGCATGCTTTAATGCATGTTTCTAGTGCGTATTCGGCTTATGTGAGTTTGGAACAGGATTAAACTGCACGTTGCTTCCTTTTTTTAAGAGTTCGTAAAAGAGTTTGAAGAGATTTTATAGCAGACTCTTTTGCTAAACTTCTAATTGTATTACATAAATCTGTATATTCTTGAATAGTGTATACTGCTGAATAATCCTCTAAGAATTTATCAGCAGTATTTGATAAAATTGCATAATATAATCCCAATGCTTTCCAGTGTTTTCGTTCTTCTGTTCGCATGAGTCCACCCTTAGACATAACAGTCTTTAAAGGGTCTTCTGGCATGGGAATAGAAGGTAGTATCATATTATTACAATGACTTACAATATGTTCACATTGTTCTAGAAATTCATTTAGAATAAATTCCCCCTTCATATCATTACACGATCCACAACATGGTCTGCAGTTTTCTAGAGAATATTTGCGTACTGTGTTATCTACACGATCAATACAAATACCTTTTACAGATTGGTAACCACATAAGTAACATGGAGAGCGTGTAAGCCAATTCCACTGTTGCTCTGTTAATTCAAATGGCAAACTACGCAGTTCTGCTTCTTTAATGTATGCTTTATAATTTTTAAAACATGAAAGATAATAATAGATTTGCCATTTTTTAAAGAATTCTTTTGTAACCTCTTTCTGTTTTATCATAATTTTACACTTTTCTATAAAGAATTCTATGTGATATGTATGCTTTATACGATTGCATTTCCAACAGCATGGGACATAATTTTCATTTGTATAATCTTTTGTATTATCAATTCGATCAATGCCAATTGCCTCTGTCTCAGAGGTATGATTACAATAGTAGCAGGAAGATGTTGTTAGTTCTTTAAATTTTTCAAAATCAATAGTAATAGTGCGCCCCTTTTTTGTAGCAGATGATATATATTCTTTGTAATATCTTTCAAGATTATTAAATTTTTCATTCTTAAAATTTCTTACACGATCTTTTCGTTTTTCATCTTGTATACTCTGTTTTAATATACACTCTTTACATGTAACTGAGTCTTTATTATATGTGGTATTAAATCCTTCAAAGTCTTTACCACATTGCGTACATATACGTTTTGCAGATTTATTTTTTTGAAGAACTTTTGTAAGTTCTTTTCTTTTTGCATATCTTTCATTATCAATAATACGATTTTTATTAAGACATTCTTCACATGACTGTTTCCCTTCTAAACAAAGAGTAAAACATCCTCTTGCAATATCACAGTATTTAATATCTTTTTCTACTTCCTCTTTTCTATAGACATCTCTCTCATGTTTTTTACAAAATCCAGGCTCTATTACTTTAAATTTACAACCTTCATGTTCGCATTGATATTTTTTCTTTGTACTTTTTTCTCTACAAGAGGCACATGCAAATTCTTTTTCATTTGTTAATACTGCATTACATCCTCTAAAGAAGTAACGGCACCATTTTTTACCTTCTGCAATACCTTCATCATATATCTTATTTCGTAAATGCCGACCACAATATGCATTTTCTGATGGAGGAAACATACATGTGTTACCCTTTCTAGGACCTCCTTGAACAACTGCCTTACACATTGCCATTTCTAAAATAGTAATGTGAAAGGTTTTTAAGTGTCTTCAGAATATCGGATCAGTTAAATTTTACCGAGAATAAGTTTATGCCCGCTCACATATGAATATTAAGAAAAAATACACACCATGACGTGAGTGTGACGTATTTTTTGTCTCCATATTCTTAATTGCTATAAGCGAGGCCGCCCATTCCTGACATTACACGTAGAACATTGTAGTTCGTCGCGAAGACATAGACTGACGCAGAGCTGAGGGCACCAACCGTGTTGTTGGAGACCGTGAGGAGGAGCGTCGTGTTATCAATGCGCGATAAGTTGCACGTGCCTGAGGGCTGGTGCTGCTCGGGCTGAAGAGCGAAGGAGTAGACGTTGATGCCGACGGCGGGGATGTTCGTGTGGTGCTGGAAGGGCTGAACCTCGTTGAAGTAGCGTCCCTCGCGAACCTGGAAGCGATCGTGGCCGTTGAGCTGGAGGAGGGCCGTGACGCAAGGGTTGTAGCCACCCATGCCCTCAACACGCGTAACGGAGTAGCCTGACTCGAGGACGGAGCGGTCCCACCAGTCAGAGAAGTTGAAGGGCTGCTGGCCCTTCCAGGGGTTGATATCGGCATCATTGCACGAGACGTATGAGTCACGCTGAACGACCCAGATGAGCTCCTTGCAAGGGTGGTTGAAGTTGAGCTTGAGCTTGTTGGATGAGGACGTGATGGACTCCTGGCCCGTGAACTGGAGCGTCTCGATGAGGTACTCGTGGGAGACCTGGGCGAACTTGCGGCGCTCGTCCGTGTCGAGGTAGATGTAGTCGACGTAGAGGGAGGCGGCGACAAGGTTCGCGTTGTTGACGCGGTTCTGGATCGTGTGGTAGTTGGACGTGAGCTGGGGGGTGACGTCCCAGCAGAGGTTCTGGATTGAGTTGAACTCAAGATTGATGCGGACCTCGTGGTACTGGAGAGCGATGAGGGGAAGAGCAAGACCAGGGTTGCGGCAGAACCAGAACTGGAGGGGGATGTAGAGCGTGTACTCAGGCGTGCATGAGCCAACCTCTGAGGACATGTTGGGCTCGCCGGCAGCGCACCAGTTGTCGCACGTCTCGCCACCCTGAACGATTAAGTTCGTGAGCTGGGGAACATTGCCAACCATCTTGGCATAGCCAGCCTGCTTGCCGGCCTCCTGCGTGAGCTCATTCCAGATGTGGAGCCAGTTGCCATAGTGCTTGTCAATGCGCTGGCCGCCGATCTCAATCTCAACGTTCTTGATAAGATTGTGACCGACCCAGTTGAGCCAGCGGAACTGGGCGCCTGAGCCGTCAGCCGCCTGGAGCTGGACTGAGGGGAGCGTGGCCTGGAGGTACATGCGGTGGATTAAGTCACCGTTGCGCTGGATCGTGCACGTAACCTTGCGTCCGAAGCCAGGTGAGCCATTGAAAGGGTTCTCAATGGCCTCCATGGCGAAGTTCGTGTGGCGACGGTACACGACCTTGAAGAAAGTAATCTGGGGGTTACCTGTTAGGTAAACGTCCTGGGCGCCATAGGCAACAAGTTGCATCAATCCTCCGCCGGTCATTTTGTTATACCCTTGATTTAGAAATAATTTTGGAGGAGATCAAGAATTCTTGCCGGGAGACACTATTTTTAATATAAAATTCGCATAGTCTTTTGAACTTAAACAAAGCGCCCTCTAAACAATAGAATGGCTAGTAAAAATGCATTTTTCAATATAAGACCAACTAGAAGAAGTAATCCAGAAGCTAGAACAACGCTTGATGCTCTTCATACGTATCATATTTCTCAAATTAAAGAAAAATCAAATCATATTAATGATTTAAAATTAGAAATTGCAATGATCCGTGAAAAAAAGGGTGAATGTCAAAATCCAATTGAATTGTCTGTAATTGAAGATAAAGAGACAGACTTAAGTAAAAACATTAATAATATTGAATCAAACACTGAGATATACGATTATTTTTTAAAGACGGGTGATATACTGTATAATTATTATGATATACAGGATAAAATTCAAAGAGGTATTGATCCCGCTCCAAAACGAACAAATGTGAAAGCAAAACCTGGAAGTATTATGGCAGCACTAGAGGATGCTGCTAAAACTGATAATTCATATGTTGCACCAGTTCATATTCCACAGGAAAAGCGTGGGGAAGAACTCCGCCGTGATAAACTCTTGGAAGAATATCTACAGCGTATTGATCCAGCGCATGCACGTGGATCGCATGAGATTGAATTTGAGACCTTTGGCGACTGTCCGCATTGCGATACAGAGATGATTTTTAGTGCGAATGAGGCTGTTTTTACATGTTGCAAATGTGGCTATCAAGATTTTGTTCTTATCGACTCTGATAAGCCCAGCTATAAGGACCCGCCCCGTGAAATTAGTTATTATGCGTACAAGCGCATTAATCACTTTAATGAGTGGCTAGCGCAATTTCAGGCCAAAGAAAGTACTGAAATTCCACAGGAAGTGTATGATGCAATTTTAATAGAGTTAAAAAAGGAACGGATCATGGATTTTAGAACTCTAAAGGCATCGAAGGTCAAGGAAATTCTTAAAAAGTTGAAATTTAATAAATATTATGAACATATTCCTCATATTATTAATCGTTTGAACGGGCAGACTGGTGCTGTGATGAGTCGTGAAATTGAGGAGAAGTTGCGCTACATGTTTAAGGAAATTCAGCCGTCATTTCAGGCCCACTGCCCCAAGGATCGTAATAATTTTCTTTCTTATTCGTATGTTCTCTACAAATTTTGTGAGCTTCTTGAGCTAGACGAATATTTACCGTGTTTTACATTGTTAAAGAATCGTGATAAGCTTTATATACAGGATAAGATTTGGCAGAAGATATGCCAAGACCTAAGATGGCAATTTATTCGCTCTATTTAAGAGAACGTCTTCTTTTCTTTGTCATTCTGGATCTGGACCCGCCTTTTTTTGCAGCCGAAACTGCACCCTTTTCTTTTAGAAGTGCTATAACTTCATCTTGTTTATTTGTTTCAGCCATAAAAAGTGGTGTTTGTCCTTTTTTCGTCTTTGCATTTATATCTGCTCCTGCCTCAAGCAGAGCTTTTACAATTTTTGTAGAACCATTTCTGGCTGCAAGATGCAGTGAAGTCCATCCAAATACTTCTAATTTTACGTCAACACTAGCACCGGCATCGAGTAAAGCTTCAACTCTTGTAAGATCATCCTCCTCAGTTGCAGTAAAAAGCATGGGTTTATCCGTTTTACTTGCTGTTTTATCGAGAGTCTCGCATAAAACCTTTTCAACTGCATCTTTGCCGGCTCTCTTAGCTGCTTGAAATGGTGTTAGGTTATCTTTTGCCTTTTTAAGAGGGTCTGCACCGGCTTCGAGTAAGGCACGAACAACATCGGTGTGACCTTCTTCACTGGCAGCGTAAAGTGGGGTTATGTGGAATTTATTCTGGGTATTTGGATCAACCTTTGCCTTGAGTAAGTCTTTAACTCTTTCAAGATTACCATCGTGGCTTGCGAGAACAAGATCTCTTTTTTGTGCGGATGTAGCACTCATACTATAATATACTAATAAAAATGCTTTGTAATAACTTTAAGATTTTTTAGAAAATCTAAAACATCTTAAGGTTACTTTTCCCAAAAGGCGTATCGGGTTTTTGGGGCATCAAGTTTTTGGTGCCCTTTTTCAAAAAGGGCAGCGCATTTTTGGGCCCTTTTTCAAAAAGGGCAAACGCATTTTTGCCACGCTTTTTCCCAAAAAGCGTATTTAGCGCATCGGGAACCCAACAAGGTTTGCACCAAGTCCTAAGCCAGCACCAGTACGCGCTGAAGATCCAATGCTCGGGCTTACAACATCGAGAATGGCAAAAACAGCCGCGGCGACAAGGCCAAGGCTCATGATCTCATCCGCAGGGAGTGAGCGCTTGGGAATAAAAACCGCAGCAACAGCTACAAAAAGTCCTTCAACAAGGTACTTGACAACACGATTTATAATTTCTGATGTAGCGTCCATATATTAACTTATAAGATTTTTTATAAGGCAAATGTGAAACCATTCTGCGTATTACCACTTAAACTTCTTTTTAATATACGTTTCAGATGGCAGAAGAGCGTGAGGATTTTCTTACGGAAGACGCGGATGTACCAGGCCAGAAGTTCTGTCTTCTGAGTTTTCTAAGTCCGGAGAAGGTTCTTGCAAACAAAGATATGTTTTTCTTTGAGACCTTCCTTAAATCATTTGAGCTTTCATTTCGTGTAAAGACGTTTGAAACGTATCTTATGAATACAATCAAGGGTGTAAATGATAAGCTCAATTCTGAAGCAGATGCGGCGGATCTCAAGGATCTTAGTGGTGTAGCGCAGACTCTTCGTGATTCACGCGTACGTGTGGATACCGTAATGGATAGTCTTCAAAAGTATTTTAAGGCTAAGCAGGATGATCTAACATCAACAAAGCTAAAGGAGCTGTATGATGACTTTATGTTTGCGAATAAGGTAAAACTTGAGGAAGAGTTTTTCACGCTTAATGAGTTCCGTACGAGTGTCCGTGGGCTCAAGATCCGTGGGTCGTACAATTCAAAGGAGGAGGCTGTTGCTCGTTCAAAGAAGCTTCAGCGTTCGGACCCGGTTCACAATATTTTTGTGGCCGAGGTTGGAAAGTGGCTTCCTTGGGATCCCGCGCCGTCAGATGTACCAGAGCAAGAGTATGCGGAGGAACAGCTCAACACTCTCATGAAGAAGTACAAGGAGAACGAGGAGGCGCGGGAGCTTTTTGAGCGTGAGAACAGAGAGACCGCTTCAAAGAAGAAGTCTATTGATGTGAAGCCGTCAGAGAATACGGTGGCTGAGGGCTCTGCGGGCGCTGAGGGTGCTGAGGGTGCTGAGGGTGTGGCCGGTGCTGCTGCTAACCCTGAGTATCACTCTATGTTTGGATCAGATGGCCCTGCCGATCTTGCAATTGCGCGCAAGATGGCTGCAAAAAATCTAGATTAGATTACTGACATCAGAGCCAAGTACTTAGCGGTAATAATTTTTAGAATCATATTAATAATTCTAAAAATTATAAATCTCTTCGCTAGCCATCAGATCCAAGTACTCGGTGGTAACGTCTAGTACTGAAATTAAGTACTCCCCATGGATAAGGCCACCTTGTGGCCTTATGACATTGGAGCAACTTTAGCTTCTCGTTCTAGCCATCAGAGCCAAGTACTTAAATTAAGTACTT